TTATTTTCTTTTACATGTAAAAGAGTATCAACTTGTTCTTTTTTAAGTTCAATTGGAAATTGAATATCAATTTTAGAAGTAGACAAGTTTAATTCTTTGATAGTATTTCCAAGCAATTTACTAGTATTTAATTTCATACAAATAGTTTCAATACATCTTCTTAATCTTCTAACACCACTTTCATCATTTGTATATCTATCGATAATATATTTAAGTATATCATTATTAAATATAACTTCATTTTCATTTAATTTAAAATTATTTAAAAATTCTTTAACAAAGAATTTACTAGCAATATTAACCTTATCTTTAACGGATGGACTTGGAATATTAATAATATGAAGTCTATCTCTTAAAATTGGAGAAATATTTTCAGGTTCGTTAAATGAAAAAATTAATAAACATTTTGAAAGGTCTATAGGAATACCATTAAAATATTTATCATTAAAATCATAGTTTTGAACAGGATCAGTTAAATGAATAAGTAGATTTTCAATATCTTGACCTTCTTTAGTATCTGAAATTTTATCTAATTCGTCAAAAAATAAGATAGGATTCATAGTTTTACAGTCTATAAGAGATTGAACAATTGCACCATGTTTAGAACCAACATATGTATAGTCAAATCCAAAAAATGTACTTGAATCTTTAATTCCACCCATAGAAAAACATTTCATTTCGCGATTTAAAGATTTAGAAATACCATCTCTTACAATTTTTGTTTTACCGATACCAGGCTGGCCACATAATGCTAACACTCTTGGTTTTGAATCAGGTTGTGTAATACACTGTGTTACATAATTTAACATTTCTTCTTTTACATCATTCATACCCCATACTGATTGGTCAAGATTTTTGTAAATATTTTTAATATATTCTTTAGTAATTTCAATATCATTTATATCAACTTCATATTTAGAATATTCTCCAAATGGAATTTTAGTTAAAGTATCAAACCATTCCATTCTTTTATCATCTAAATTGGATGATTTCAACATAGATAACAATTTATCTTTCATTTGGTCTGAAATTTTTAAATTAGGTATTTTGTTTTTAATTTCTTTAATTTGATTTCTATATGAAAAAAAATCTTCTAATTCTTCATCATAATCTTCATCGCATAATTCGCATCCTTCACAATCTTCATCACATTCGTCTTCATCACATTCGTCTTCATCACATAAATTACAGCCTTCACAATTTTTATCACCACACCCTATTAATTCACTATCATCTTCTTCGTTATAATTTTCATCATCTTCTTCATTATTATTTTCATCATCTTCGTTTTTATCTTTTTTAATTGGTTTTTTTACATTAAAAAATAAAAAATTCATAGGCATAGTAAAAGGCATTAAACCTGAACCACTTTGCATTATTGGTTTTTTTTGTAATTTTGATTTTTTTGCCTTTGGCGGAGCGCAAGCGACTATTTTAATTTTAGAATTATAATTTAATTTACTATTATCGTCATCATTTTTATCATTAATTTTAGTATTTTTATCATTAATTTTAGTATTTTTATCATTAATTGTATCTATTTTATTTGATTCTGTTTCATTTTTTTTACTTCTAGTTTGGTATGAATTTGTTTTATTTATTTGAGTTGTTTCATTATTATGTGATTCATTAGAATCATTTTCAGGTTTAGACATTTGTAATTTTTTTTGATTTCTTGTTAAGACCATTTTCTTGTAATATGAAAATACTTAAATTAATTGAAAATGTTTTAGTTGTTATTTGTTATAATTGATTAAATTAATAACTTGTTTAAAAAAAAATCAGTTTTTTTAATTTTTTTTAATTTTTTTTAATTTTAAAAAAATCAATATTATATCCTGTATATTTAAAAATTTCATTAAACATTTTTAATTCATTTTCAGAATACTGATTCATATCTTTTTTTTTCATTAATTCTAAAGCATACTGAAAATCAAATGTTGGAGTTTTAATTTCAAGGTTGTCTCCTTTGGGTATATAAATTTGTCCAAGATATTTATTCAAATTATTTTCCAATTTATTTGTATTATTCATTTTACAAGTATTATTTAATAATATATTTTTAAAATAATTTAAATAAAATACACAGTTGTAAAAAAAATGAACCAACTAACATAATATTCATTATATTTAACATATCTATATAGTGATTTAATTTTACTTCAACTGAATTTATTTGTTCTTTTAGTATAACTATATTTTCTTCAAGTTGTTTTTCTTTATTGTAAAGTTCAAGAATCAATTTATTTTGAAACAACATATTTTTTAATATATATATAGTATAGTATTGAGTAAACATAATTAATTTTATAATATTTTTTATATTATAAAATTAAAATTTTAAATATATAATAAATTTAGTTTAATTGCATATTTAAAAAATCACGTAAATGAAACAAAGATACACAATCAATCATATTATAATGAGCAATTTCATCCATAATGTTTGTTTTATTAATTAATGTATTATTTTTATTGCATTCTTTTTCACATTTAAAAATTGCAATTACACTATCAAGTCCATTTTTTATTTCTGAATTTTGATACAAACAATCATTAGGGACAAAATCAAGTTCATTTAATATTTTATTTATTGATTTTATAGAATAATCAAAACAATTTTTAAATACAAATTTATAGTTAATTAATAATTGACATAAATCAATCCATTCGATTTTTACACCAAATGATTCAGGATTAATATTGTATATATTCATAAGTTTATTTAAAGTATATTTTTCAACATCTGAATAATGATAAAGTCTCCAAATTATATTTTTTTCACAATCATAATTTTTAAGATAAATAAGAAAATCTTCAATCATTTGTTTTTCAGATGTTTTCTCTAATTTATTTAGATTAAAAGTTTTATGTAACATATTACTTTTATATTTTTTTATTCTATTTGTAACTGGACAAGTATTATAATATAATCCAATCATATACATAATTGAATCTTCTTTTGGTGTTTTAATAGAATTAATATCAATTGTAGTTTCAATATCAATAAAACCATCCATAACTATAGTATTTTTATTTACTAATTTAAATGCGTCGTTTTCTTTCCATAATTTTTCTGAAACATGTGTGTTATCCATATCAAATAATCTAACACTTTGTTTATTAATTTTAATAATAGAATCTATTAATCTTGTAGTATCTGTATCACTTGAATAATCAAAGATATTAAATTTAGGATCGTTCCAAGAAAATATATTGTTTTGATGTGCCTTTTGTTTGATAGAATGTCTTAAATTCCAAATACAAGAAAGATCACATAATTTTTCTGATATTTGTTTTTTTGTTTTTCTCCAATTGTTATCTTTATCATTTTTCATATTAGGATACATTTCACTTATATGTGGTGTATATGGATCCCAATATTTACCATTATTTTTTAATTCTTTAAACCATTCAAGTCCAGATTTTACTTTTGATAAAGTGTTTTCATAATTATCAAAAGAAATACAACCAATAGAATTACCTAAAGGTTCAGTATTATTTATATTCCATGACCTTCCAATAACATATGATTTATGTTCTAGTAAATTTTTTGTTAAAATTGAAGGTTCAATTAAATGTCTTAATCCTCTTGTATATAAATACAATTGAGAAATATATTGTTGTTGTGAAGGTTCAGGAATTAAGTTATAAGAATCTTTTTTAAATTTTAATGTATGAAATTTGATATCAACAATATAATAATTATATTTATTGTTTTCATTTATTGTTTTTTCTTTTTTTAATAATTCATTTAAAATATCTTCACGAACAATTAAATCAGGAAATCCAAAAGTTTTAGTATCTGGATCACATACTAATCCTTGATATATTATAGGAAATTGTTCCTGAATTAATTGTCTTGTTTTTTCTAATTTTTTATCATATTCAAATTTTTGAAATCCAAAATCTTTATCAACATCAATTATATTATATTTTGTTTTTAATTCAGAATATACATACTCTTCATATTTTTGTCCTTGTTCTAGTATATATTTCATAAAATTAAATTTATAATTTTCATTTTTAAATTCATCAAATGTTTTAATAGTCTCAGAATTATTTGAATTTTTACAGTATTCTTCATAATCTATTTCTTCATCGGTTTTAAAACCTTTATTTTTACCATAGAGTTGTAACCAATCTAATAAAGTATCATCGTTTAAAAAGTTATAGAGTTTACCAGCAGATGTCCAATAATAATTTATAAATTGTTTTTTTTCTATAATCAATTGAATTACTTTTCTATTAAAATCAATTATATTAGTTGTTTGTAAAGACATTTCTGTATGATTTGAATTAGAATTTGTTCCGACTTTAAAAGGAATATTAAATTTATAACTCATTTAAATCAATTAATTTTTATTAATTATTATTAATTATTTAATTAATAAAAATTCAGTTTTTAAGTATTTTTTTCTAATTCACTTTTCATAAAAGATATACCGCTATTAATACAATCTGAAATAATTTCTTTATTTACACAAAAAAAATTCTGTCCTTTTATGTTGTTATTATAAACTATATCAAAACAATAAGATTTACAATTTTGTGATTTTTGTATCATTTTATTCTGATTATTTCTTGAGTTTTCAAACATAAAATAAAATAAATATTCAAAAAAATTCATCTTTGTATAATTTGAACTAAAATTTAAAGCAAACCCTATAAAATTTATGTCGCTATATTCATATGTTGCATTTATAGGATAATTTTCTTTTATTCCTGCATCAATATAAAAACATTTTTTATATTCTATAGGGTTAAATACAATTGGGATACAGCTTGACATAGCACATCCTTGAGTAACTAATAAATCTGGTGAATTTAAATAATTAAGATATTCTAATTTATCTGTCGTTAAATTATATACACCAAATACAAGTTCTTTATTATATTTATTTTTTATATCAAGTAAAGTTGGTACCATACCGTTATTTTTTTCAATAAACACTTTTTCATATATTTCCAATAAAAATTTATTAGAATAAATTGACTTTTCACTAAGTCTTTCAAATATATTTATATTATTTATAACATTTAAATCTGTAACATCAATATTAAATTTACTGTTTAAATCTTGTCTTAAATATATTTCAATTATTTCTTCAAAATTAAAACCAATTGCCAATAAAACGGCTAAAAATGAACCAGCAGATGTACCTATTAACACATTTATATTAGATAAATTTATAATATTATTTTGTAAACAATATTCAATACATCCTAATAAACAAAAAACATTTGTTCCTCCTCCTGATAAAACAATACCTTGATAATTATTTTCATTTTCTTTATTATAATTATCAAGAATGTAATTTGTATAATTTATATTTTCTATATAACTGTTTTTACTACTTAAATTAAAAGGAAAATTTACATCATATCCACAGCAATATAAATTTATTAATATTTTATATCTTTGTTCATTATCTAATAATAATAATTGTTCATAACAATTTATATTTAAATCTATATTTTTTAAATTATTATATTCTGAATCTTTGTATATATTTACTTTACGATTAGGAATACTAAATAACTGTTTTAAATAATCAAAAAAATTTGTATTTTTATTATAAAATATATTTTTATTATCAATTATATTAACTCTAAAAAATAAAGTATTTAAATCATCTAAAATTGTATATTTATATTCTCTATCATCTATAAATGAATAATCAATATGTATATCATCTACAAACTCTTTGCCATGTATATCCTCGTTTTTTTTGAAAAAAATTGGAATAACACAACAATTTGCTATCAATTTGTTTATTTTTATATCAGGATGAGTTTTATAAGAATATGTTGCAACTTTACTTTTATTTAAACAATATGATATGAATATACAATCTTTGTTTGTTAATTTATAAATTTCATTTAATGTTGGAATGTATCCTAACTTGAGGAAAAGAGGATATATTAATTTATCAATAAAATGTGTTGTATCAAATATACCATATGTTTTATAAATATTAAATATTGAATCATTTTTTAATTTAAAATGTTCAAAAAATATTCCTAAAATTTCTTTTGGAGTATAACCAAAAGATAAATAAACTGTAACAATAGTACCAAGAGATGAAGATATAAATGTATTTATATTATTTAAATCAAGAGTATCATTTTCAATTAATTTATCAATATAACCTAAAATAGATAAAATATATATTTCACTTGAAGAAAAAACAAGTGTATCTATATTTT